CACGCAGGCTGTTAGCGCGTGCGGTCTTGTACGTGCTGACAATGTCTTCTGCTGATAGCTCGGTTTTGGCTTTGGCCTTTTTCGGTGTGGCTGGTTTTTCCGCTACTGGTTCCACTGGTTTTTCTTCGGGTGCGCTCGAATCCGTTTCGATTGAATCCTCGCCGTTGGTTTCAGCATCGAGCTTTGCGAATTTAGCGAGGGCGGCTTTGCTGTTGGCCTTGCCAGCTGCGAGCTTAACAAAGTTGTCCGCCTCGGACATTTTTGGGTGTCCATTGGCAAGGATTTGATGCACCTCGGTGTCGAATGCTTCACCGGAAGCGTCTAGGATGTGTTCGTATTTCATAGTGGTAACTCCATGTGATTATAAAAAAGCGGGGGCTTTTACACCCCCGCAAGCCGTCGGGAGAAAATTATTAAATGCGCTTTTGCGAAATGTGTCGATAGTCCACATCAAGTGAGCGGTTGGCAGTGGTGCGGGTTGCAACCGTCCATATCGTGCATAAACGAGTTGCTGGGTTCACCGCATTTGCTACCTGTCCGACCTGCACATCATTAATGAAGAAGTAAGCCGAGCCAGCTGTGTCGATGATGATTCCTAAACGAATATAGGTATCAGCTACCGGTGCGATTCCGGTGTTTAGGATAGCGGTATCAACGTCCGTCTTCACAGCTTGGCAGTGAAAAAAGTCATTGGTTTGCGCTGTATCAAATACAAAAACCGCTGCATCGGTTGCGTTCGAGGTGATGGTCGTGCCTGAAATAGAAATAGGCATTTCAAAGGTGCCGGTTGCTGTCGAGTCGGTGAGGCCGAAATTGATAGCTACGTTGGCAACCGAAGAAACAATTTTGAGGCGGGTTTCGAGGAAAATATCACCCTGCGAAGGCAGGAAGTTCAATTCACCTGTGAGGCTTGAACCATCCACCGCAAAAGTGCCGTTGGTTGCTGCGCTGGTTAAGCGAACAACACCGCCCGCTTGTGAGTTGATGGTCGGGATAACCGCACCAGCGTCCGAGCCCTTGACCCCGTGCCACTGAGTTGTATCGAGCGCACGACCAAGGAAGTCATCGAACTCGATCACATAATCGCGGGCAGGAAGCTGGCCGAATCGGTCGGACATCCGAATCGCCTCTAGCGAATTAACGGTCGACACGAACTTCGTATCACCGTTATCTGAATTTACTTGATTGAAAGGCATGATTAAATCTCCGTTTTTGGAGTGAATGAAAAGCCCGTGCCAGCGGGTTTAATCACCGGCACGGGTTAGCTTACTGCTGGATTAGAGCAAGTCGGCGATGATACCGGACGCCTTCTGGTTGCGGGATTCAAGTGTGTATTCCGCAAGCAAGAGTTTCGAACGGCTGTCGCCAGTGGTCGCAATTTCGATGGTCTGCATTGGACGCAGATACACCATTGCCCACATATCGGTTTGCAGCAAGTGCACCGAGCGTGCGCGGCAGTGACGTGAAGGCAACACATCGAATGTTCCGAAGTCGCCGACATATACGTCAACCGACGCATTGAGCTTGCCGTCTTCTGCTTTATCGAAGCGGGTCGCATTGCCGGTGAAGGTCGAGAAGGTTTGTTTTGCAGTACCACCGAGCAAGCACAGATCGACGTTGCCGCCGTTTGTCCAAATTGCCTGCAACACGGTTTTGAGCAGCGTTTCGGTGAAAGCACGCTGGGTGCCGTCCGTTGCTGCTGTGTTGCCGAGGCCGCCGGATGATCCGCCTGCGCCGCGTGATACGTTTGAAGTGTACCACGATTCGATTGCGCCAAGCTGACGGGCAGTTGTCGCGTTGCCGGTTACTTCTGCGTTATTCGAAAGGACAGTGCGCTCGATGTCGGTTTTGAGTGCTTTGCCTTTCTTCATGACTTGATAGTCAAGCTCATCACCGCGACCATAGCTCTTAACAGCCAGCTGCGAGCCAGTCACGCGAGGTGACTTTGTGCTGATTTGGCAGGTGTTGGAAAGCATGGTGGTAGCAGTGAGCACATCCGGCGTGTAGGCATCACCTTCGAGCACGGCATTGGTGCTGGATGGTGTGTCTAGCGCGTCAGTTTGCCACTGGTGCAGGATGTTGTGGGTGTTTACCGAAGAAATCTTGCTCAAGAACGGGGTTTCAAAAGGATCCACGTTGCTGATGATGTCGCTGATGTCTTCGACTTTACCTATGGAGGTGTATGTGTCGTAGGCGTTTGTTTCTTTTACCATTGGATTACTCCGTTAAATAGGGTTGAACGGCCTCAGTTAAGACCGCCTTGAATTTGCTTCACGTTTTGCTTGCAGCGCCGCCACACCGTCGGACATTTTCCCGCCTTTTCTGAGGCGATCCATTGTCTTGGAGTATTTCGACTTGGCGCTATCGAGTTGCTCGTTTGTTCGTCCACCTGGGCGCACCAGCTTAGGAGCGGTACGCACTTGATTGGCGGCATCACGCAAGGAGCTTTTCGCGTTGGATGCCTGATAAGCAAGATCGGCGACTCGCCATATCTTAGCTTCGACGATTCCATCAACCTGTTCTGGCGCAAAACCTATTTCAGATTTAAGCCACTCGCCCACCTTAGTGATGTGCGCGGTCAATTCATCGCTGGACTTGTTCGGGTAGTGTTTCTTCAATTCAGCGGCTTCATTCTTTGCGTAGGACTCAAAGCGCTGTTTTTGCTCGTTGGCCGCCTTTTCCTGATTACGTTTATTTAAATCGCGTGCGCGGTTCAATAACTCGTTTTTCATGTTTATCTCGGTCATACGGGCATTCCATTCCGCAGGATCGCTGGAGCGAATAGCGTCCATCGTTTCTTTGGAATAGCGTCCATCACCTTTGAAGTCTTGACCAAGCGCTTGATGGAACGCCTGCGCGAGCGAATCGAGTTCGGCGGCAGCGGCTTTATGGCCCTCGGTAAAGACTTGCTCTTTTGTGGTGAAATCAGCTTCTTTCTTTTGGAAATCAGCCAGCTTTACTTCCACATCCTTCGCAGTTCGATGGGCTTTAATAAGGTCGCCCAGCTTAACATTTTCCACTTTGTCGCCTACCTTAATTGGTATCTCGGCATCGGGGTCAAGGTCGTCTGGGTCAATCTCACCATCGTCGTCGCCCGCATTGCGGGTTTGCTTCGAGTCATCCTTAGATTCGTCGTCGCTCTCGTCACCGTCCTCGTCGTCGGACTTGTCGGTGTCGGATTTCTTGGCCTTCTCTTTGGCCTTATCTTTCTCGAGTTTCGCCTTAGCGTTTTTATCCTCGTCTTCGTCATCCTCGTCGGCGGCGGATTCCTTGCCTTTGGACTTCTTATTGTCGGGGGTGACGGTTTCTTTTTCCTTGGTGTCTTCTGCGGCTTTGGCTGGCTTCTTCTCTTTGCCTGCGGCGGCTTCTGCGCGGCGCTTCTGTAGCAGTTCAGCGGCTTGGTCTGGGCTAAGCGTCTTACTGCCTTTTTCTAATGGTTCGGTGGCTGGGGCTTGGTCTTGGTTTTCGTTTGGCATGGTGGTCGTCCTTCTTAGTTGGTGGGGTTACTTCTTTTCGTTGCCTGGCACGTAGAGCAGGCGGGCTGGTGCGGCTTCGGCTTGATGCTTGGCCATGTCCTGCTTCATGTCTAAGGCCTGCGCTGCGATGATTCCTTTATTCGCATACGATTTGATTTCTTCGTCTATCTGCATGAGCACGACAATCATGCGGTGCAGGTCGGCGGCTTCTTTGCTGCCTGGGTCTTTAACCAGCAAGGCGTCTGTCCACTGCTGCTTTAATCCCGATATGGTCGAGCGGTATATCGGATCATTGAGCAGGCGGTCGGCTATCTGTCCAGCGCCTCGGTCTTGCTGCAAAAGGTGGGCTTGTTCAGGGGTGAGTGATTGGAGTTTTTCGGGGTCGATTACGCTCATTGTGCAATACTACCCCCCATGCGTTGCTGGGATACCTTGCGGTTGTTATTCGTGCCAGTGATAGCAATGTCGGCAGCTTCGAGGTCAAGCTTACGGTCAGCGATTGCTTTCTCATCGGCTGCTTTCTTGGCAGCGAGTGAAATTTGCTTATCCGCAATCTGGGTTTTTGTCTGGTTATCCATTTGCGCTTTTTGGATAGTGTCTGAGGGCTGGCCTTGCGGTGGTTGATATTCCGGTGAGTTCGGATCCACAAAGTAGCGTGAGGCGTCTTTCTGGCCACGTGCGCGGACAAAGTCGGTAAGCGCGTTATAGGCTTTCTCTGGGTTAATCATGCCAGGCGATGCCTGAGCGACCTTCTGTTGCATGTCGAGCATTTCGATGGTGCGAGCCATGACAACGTCCGCGTTACCAGTGCCAAGCCCGACATTTACCTTGAGGTGCATGTCTATATCCCACGTGCGCGGATCCACCTCGGTTTTCTTGCCAGCTATATCGACGGTCGCGGTGCTGTCTGAATACTTGATTGCGTTGGTGTATATCATCTTGAAGGTGCGAGCCATGCCAGTTTCGGCAATGATGCGTGCGGCGAGCATGGTGCGCTTGTCCTGCTTTTCCAATAGCTTTGCGATACCTTCGGCGGTGTCGTGCAGGCGGTCGATGTCAAGGCCTCGGCTGGAGCGATACACGCCCGTGCGTTGCTCGCGTATGGCTTCGAAGGTTTGCCACATGGCCATGCCGTCGCCGTTCATGGGTGTGGTCGGGATTTCTTGAATAGCGTCGCGCATCTTGACGGCTATATGGCTGTAAGGCTTGTTCGATAGCAGCGCGTTTTCGTCCACCATTGAACGGATGTATGTGAACCGCTTATTATTATTTTGATACATGTTGTCCATCAGCTGACGCATAATGGTCGAGCGGATTTTCTGAATGTCCATGACAAGGTCGGCATAGCTGATGCCATGATAGCGGTGCGGGTCAATGATGACTCGGAAGTCCGCATAAGGGTGGTCGTCCACTTCCTCGTTCTCTAAGATTTCGCTGATGTTTTCGCCAATGCTGACGATGTGACGATATTCCGCTATACCGTCGCCGTCATAATCGAGATACAAGAACCATTCAGTGCGCTGGATGTCGCGCATACTCTGGTCAATGACGAAGCTGTCCTCGCGGTTGTTTTCACCTTCATAGCGTGTTGTTTTCTGGCTATTCCAGTCCTGAGATACCCACCCGCCGGTTGCTTCAATCTTGGCGCGTGCTGCGGGGAATTCGACAATCAGGTCGGAAGCTGTAGCCTTGCTGTCTTCGCCGCAATAGCGCGGGATAAATTCAAGCCCTTTTGAACGCGGGGCAATGAAGAAGTCTTCGGGTAGCACGTTGTACAAAACATTGCGCCCGCGATTGTAATAGTAGCACAATTTCACATCATAAAGGAGCTGGCTTTGCAGCTGCTCATCGTCCATTGCGTCCATTTGTTCGTCGTCGATGTCAACCTCGACTGGCTTGCCGTCCTCGCCCACTTGCTTAATGTAGGCGCGTTGTTCGAGTAGCTCGACATTCTCGTCGGCCATGAGCTGCATAAGCGCCATGATACCAATGTTACGCAGGCGGCTCACCTTCTTGGTGTTATTGTCTTCCCATATCACCTTTATCAACCCGTTCTTTTGCACCAGCGCGTCTTTGAGCGCGGTGTAAAGCAGGATAAAGCCGTTATTGTCGCGGGAAAACACGCGGTTGCAATAGGCCGTTGCTTGCTGGGCTTGCTCGACATCGGCGTCGGTTTCTGGGTCAAACTTGACCACGTCATCACCACCGACGAATACTTCCATCAGTTCAGGCAATACCGCCTCGACGCAGTCCATCACATCGCGTGACACCACCGACGAGCGACCAGTGCGCTCATTGCCAAACGGTTCGCCTCGGTAGTATTTCAGCGCAAGGCGTGCGCTCTCGGCTATCTCGCCTTCTTGGTTATACCGCACTGATTGACCGCGCAGCTGGCGCAATGTGGCCTTTAGCTCGTGCTCAGTCATCTTGCGGCCAGATTTCTTAATACGAATCTTACGCTTGAATGAGCCGTCTTTGTATTCGCCTTTGTTATACAACGATGATGTTGCCATTATGTTATCCAATCAGTGTTGCCATTGTCAGGTCGGGCATAGGTCACGCCCTGCGGTATTGGTATCGAGCCTTCGGGTGGGCGACCGTCCGATGCGAAACGGATCATCATAATCGCATAACGCACGGCGCTGATGATATCGTCCATCAGCTTGACCACCTTTCCATCCTTGCGGTGGAACATGCTATATTCTTCTTCAAAGTCATCGAGGCCAGCAAATATCTTGAATCTGCCGTCTTCGATGCGTTTCTTCCATTTGAGGATGCTTTCCTCGACGTTGTTACCGCCGGATGTGCCGTCGATATTCTCAGGATGTTGGGCATATTCCGGCAGCATTTCGAGGTCTTCGTCCATGTACTCTTGCACCCACGACTTGCCCGACTTGCGGTTTGTCTGCAGTGTGTCGTGCGGCCATGCGACTGGCACCCCGTTGGTCTTGCCACCCATTGCACGGATCGCGCTGGCATGTTGGGCAGTGGTAACACCCTTCTCGCGCCATGTGCGTGTGAGATAGATGATATCCTCGGCTTGGTTGTAAGCCAGTTTGATTGCGGCGGCGGGGTGGGCTCCCTGTGAGTTTCCGCCTCCAAGGTCGATGCCGATGATATTCTGCCAATGTGCGGGTATCGGGAATGGCTGGACGCGCAGGGTTTCCACTGGTGTGGTAAAGATGCGGCCACTTCCTAGGATAGGCTCACCGTCGGCGCGGGCTTTGCGCTCATGTTCGGGATAGCTGGCTATAATCTTGGCTTTCTGTTCTTCGGTGTAGTGCGTCACGTGTCTGATACCCATTTGAACATAGGTTGTGTCTGCTCCCCGTGTCTTGGGGTCTTTGCTTACAAAATGCAGGACGGTTTCGCTTAACCCCTCCAGCGGGGTGAAGGTTATCATAATCCTTTGGCCAAGCTGGCCGTTATTGGTTCGCGTCATCATCTCAATGAAGTGTTTGAACGGCGGTTCTTCGTCACACCATCCAAAGTCTAGCGTCGGCCCCATCCATGCGCCGAGCTTTTGCTCGAAGTTCTTGAATGTTATCACGCTTATTCCGCCAGATTTATGGCGGACATACACGCGGCTCAATGCTTCGTCGGTCGATCTTGACCGGCGCCAGCGCACAATCTTAGCGCCAGGCACCATGCCCGTGCCGATTTCTTCAACCGAATCACCGAATAGTAAGCGTTGGCAGTTATCTCGTGTGGCCACTGCGTCTTTTGATGCCGCCCACATCTTGATTGCTTTGGGGAAGCGAAGGCCGTTCCATATTGCGGGATAATCACCCGTCAGGTGGTAGGCGACTTCAACAGCACCGGCCAGCGTCTTGCCCAGCTGGTTGCCTGCCATGAGCATCCGTTTGGCTGCTTTGAGCCCAGCCGCGTAAAACTCAATCTGTTTCTGGTTTGGTACGAAGCGCAGGAGCTTTGTTTGCCTTATTCGCTTGGCCTTTTCCTCCAGCAGCAGCGCTAGCCTCAATTTCGGCGGCAGCTTGCCGAATTCGCTCATCGAGTTCGTCGGGGTCAACATCGCTTAAAGACCCTGCGATTTTGAGATTGTCGGTATATGCGCCCACTGTTTTACCCAGTAGTTCCAAGTTGCGCGTAGCGCCCACTGTGTCGCCTGCGGCTCGACATTCTTCATAGAATCCTTTGTGTTCTTTGGCGATCCAAGCGGCGTCGATGTCGGCTTGATGCGCCGCTGATTTCTGCAATCTTTCCAGCTCGGCTTGGATTCGCGGTCTGTTAAATAACTCATATCCACCCACTGCTGGGTTTTTGTTTGCGGGATAGCACAAGGCGAAGGCTGCACGCTTGTTACCGTGCTTTAATACTTCTTGGCAGAATAGCTTGTCTTCTGCGCTTAATGTCGTCTTGATTTGGCTGCTTGATTTGGTGTGTTTCATGGCATTTTAGAGCCGGTTAATTCCGCCTTTTTTTGCGGTGGGGGCAATTAGCCACCATAAGGAAATTGTAAGGGAATTCGTCCAATGTGTCAAATTAAAATAAAAACCTCAAAAATAAGTCACCATGAGGCCAGTACATTCACACAAACAACCCGTGCGCGTTGCTGGCCTCTTTGGGTGCTGGGTGCCTAGCTCTTGGTGTCTGTGTTCTCTTGCTGTGCATCTATGGTGGATTTATCCTGTGTAGCTTGCAGCTGTTTTTCTTCTTCGGCGAGTTTGATTAACACATCCTTGTTTGGGTTTTCGTCTAAAGGCTGCACCTCTGGCACATCCATTTGCGGCGGGGCTCCTTTGCCTATCATGTCGGGGTTTGGCATGAACACTGGGGCTTGTGTTGGTTCGGGGGTGTTTTGTTCGTCGGCCATGTCATTAATCCTTTATGGTTTGTGGTTTTAGAACGGATGCCAGAAATACTTTATTTCGTTGGCGGTCTTGCTGAGTGCAACCTCGATGCCTTCTATGCTTTTGAGGTCATAGCCTGCCATTCCTACATTCGCCCGAAGCGGGTTCTTATCGTCAAGCTCGGATAGGAATTGCTTATCTGCACCCATAGGCAGCACCATGAGCGCAGGCAGTCTGGTTTTTTCCCTCGCCAGCAGATTAAAGAACCGTATCAGCTCGTTAGTCACTGGCTTTATGGGTTGTTCGGGCTGGGTGCTCATAGCCTGACAATGGTATTGCTAACGTCGATTGAATCTGGGCAATTCGTTTGGAATGTGACAGAATCCGGCGGGCAAACTGGCTTTAAGTGATTTGCCAATAGCGTGCTGTTCTCGTTTACCTTTTGAACATATTCCGGCGCGATTAGCTGCTCATTCAGATCGACCGGCATCGGGTCTGGTGTGCTTGGTGTTATTTCAAGCTGTGGGTGCTTTTCACGCCATGCCGCTCGCTGGCTTTCATAGGCGGCATTAAGCTCGGCGTTTGTTTTGTGTTGGCTTTGCTCAATCAAAAGGTTCAGCCTTTCCGCTGTCACGCGACCATCATTTTGCAGTGAGTTGATGCGCTCGAATGCCTCGGCCAGCCTTAACCAAAAATCTGTCATGGTCGGGATTGGCTCGCCTGCGCTGGTTGTGGATTCCAGCCGTTCAAGTTCGAGGTTGCCGTTTAGGTCGCGCACTTCGGTGTATATGCCGTTCTCGCGCTCTATCTGGCAAATGGTAAAAACTGCGGTCTTCTTTGCTAAAATCTTTGGAAACATTGGTGGTGATCCTTTCTGGTGATTAATAAAACTTCCCGTAACGCGCAGGCGTTCCGTAATTGCTGCAAGCCAAAAACGTGCCGTGTCGCCTTACTGTGTGCGCGTTAAGCCGCTTTTCAGCTTCCATTATCTGCCGAGTGACATTTGCTGTTTTCTCGGTGATTTTGACTTCCTCGCCTTTGTAATCGGCGGTTATTGTCTTGCCGTTTTTCAGATCTTTCTCAAATAGCCGAGCGACAACGACAATAAAGTTTCTTTTATCCGGCGCAATACGTGCCACGTGCTCGACCGTCATGCGGAAAGCGTGCTCTGGGGTGTGGGTAGCCGCTGGCGCCAGCTCCCCGATTTTCCCCTCAGCGATGTCGTCGGCAATCTCACGTGGCCCAAGGCTGCCGATTTGCTTCATGGTTGTCATGCGATGAGTTTTTCCGATAAGATTGCGTTGATGCCTCGGCGGATTTTCTCGTTCTCGCCTTCGCTCTGGCCATGCACCGGCAGGCTGCCAAAGCCCTGCACATATTCAAACACGGCGTCGGCAGTCGCTCTGATGATGTGCTGCTGGGTGGTGACACGCTCTTGCAGTAGGTCGCGCATGATGGTGATAACTGGGGGCGCTAACTGTACGAAGCGAGCGGTTTGCTCGGCGTCGCCTTGGTTTAGCTGGCTGGTGAGGTTCTCGGCCTCGATGATGATGTTTGCAATCTCTTGCTCTTTTGCGTTCATGTCGGTTTCTTTCGGTTGGTTGTTAAAATGCCCCTCGGCCTGAACACCGAAGGGCATAACGTCAGTGGCTACTTTTTGCCGCCTTTGTTGGTTTTTGAATAACCGGAGCCAACGCCCGCAGCTTTTTGAGTTGCGTGCTTGCTGCCCTTATTCGGCTTTGCAACAGCGGTTTTGCTGCCGCCCTTTTTGGGTGCTGCCATACTGATTTACCTCCTTTCGGTGATTTTGATGGAACGGTGCTTACGGATAGCGGCCAGCAGCTCGTGCATGCAGCTTTCGTAAAGTGTGCGGGCGGTTTCATAACCCATATCGAATTTCTCGCCAATGATGCGCCAGCCCAGCGGTTTTCCTGCGCGGGAAAGACGGTTGCGAATGAATACGATGTTTTGTTTAACGCGGCGCTCGGCGTGGTTCTTTCCTTGCAGTAGCGTAATCCATTGGAAGGTTTCGTCCATGCGGCGGATATGCTGGCCGGTGGCCTTGAATGTGTTTATCAGCTCGACATCGTCGGGGTTCGGCGGCTCTGATATGTTGATTGAGTCAAACATCGTCCTAACTTTTTGGCGGATTGCGCCAGGTAGCGCATCATGGGTTTGAACGGCCTCGGTGAGGCGTTCTTCCAGCCATATCAAGGCTTCGTCGTGGCGCTTTTCCAGCCAGCTCAGATCATCCATTTTCATTTTAATATCTCCCCATTTAATTATTTTACTATGGCAGTTTTTCCCCGCAAAATGGGCAATGTTTTATGTCTTGGACTACATAACAACCGCCACAACAACCGTTTATATTCCATTTGCCTTTATCATTTTTTTGTATTTGTGCTTCCGGCAAAGATGGGTTCAGAAACGCCATGCCATTAAATTGCCCACTAGCTTTTACAAACAAATCGCAACAAGGTTTTTTATTACTTTTCATTACCGCCACCCTCAATTTCGTTTGCGATATGTTCCGTTCTCGGCGCACGCAGGGCTTCAAAATATGCCCTATCATACGCTTTTGGCTGCGGTTTGTCTTTGGCTTCGTCCGCCATAAGGCTTGCCCGCAATTCCGCCATGAGAGCGTCAACCTGCTCTGGCTTAATAATCTCTGGCTGGTAGGTCAGCGCGTTTTGGGTGGCAATGCGCTCGCGTATCACTTTTTGGTCTTGCTTGACCGGCTCGACGATTTCTTTGCAAAGCTTTATCAACACACCGACTTTCGGGAAAAACTCGTTTGCTGCATTTCGGCGGTATGCCTTACACGCGGCGTCGATAGCCCACGCTGGGAACTCAGATAAATCATCAATATAATCCAGCATAAGCGCTGAAATCTCGCCGTCCTTACGGTTTCCAATCGAGTAGTGCAGCATTATTCTGCCCAGCATCAGCTGTATTTCTTCCGGCCTCGCGGGTGTCATGTGGTTTTTGAGCCTGACCGCTTCGTTCTTTAAAGATTCTAACAGCCTCGTTGAGCCCTCTGAGTTGTTGGGTTGTGCGGCTTTCGGGTTGGTTGTGTTGGTTTGCATTGCGATTCTCCCTAGGTTCGTAAACGTCTTTCCATGAATTGATTATCGAGGTTTCGACAATTTTGCATGGGTCATGTCCGTTTGCCATGAATCCGGCCAGCTGGGTGATGATTGCTTTCAAAGCCCGATCTGAATTCACTGCCTTTTTTTTCTTCCGCACTTCCATGAAATCATCCCAAAGTTCTTTTGGCATCCATTGCGGTAGAATTAAATCATCAACATGCTTAATGGGTTTTCGTGATATAGGAGATACGTTAGTATCGACTATATCTAATAGGTTAAGGTTAAGGGGGTTGGATTCTGGTTGAAGTTTGGTTGGAACACTCGTTGAATGTCTATTGTTTCTTTTCAATGCACTAGCCTTTCCAGCTTGCACATTTTTGCTTCGCCGCTCCTCAACATTTTTGCGTTCGTCAAGTAGCCTACGTTGAAACCATTTTTGCTGTTCATCTATGTGCCAAAATTGCATCACCGCTGCTCGGTTTGACTTCCATGTCCTGACATCCATAGCAGCGCATCGACTTAAAAAAACATCATCATCGGGTAACTTACAATCAGGCATACGCCAAGCTGTCATTAACAATAACAGGTATGCCCCATGCTGGGCGGCGGTTAAATGCCTTGTGTCTGCCATATAAGCGTCAGTAAAAAGTGGTAAAGCTGGGTACTCGGCCATAATAATAATCCTTGTTTGTGAGCATAGTGTGCGCTCGGATTGTGTTTGTGAAAAATTGCAAGGGGGAACAGGCACAAACAAAAACCTGCTTTCGGGAGCTACCCTACCCCCTTGCATAGTATGGACACACGGAAGGGTAACACCGTGCGGCCAATTCCTTAGTGGATTATCGAGCTCCTTAAATTCTGAATTTTCTCGTAATCCCGTAACCGTAATAGATTGATATAGCCCGCATCGTCCTTTGATGGAACCATTGTAAGCAATTCTTGATTAATAAGGCACCGTCCTGACAAAATGATGTTCAGCAGCGCTTGCATTATCTCAAGCCGGATATTGTCGTCGGGCATCATCTTTATGAGCTCGACGATGTGATTGAGAGCAAAAGGTTTTAGCTCTTTTGGATCGGTCGAAAACAGCAGGTTCACATTCATTGGAGTGGCGCCTGCGTCTTTGACTTGCTGTTCAATAGATTGTGCCAGCTGCTCGCCGGTCACTTGCTCGTCATAGTCCTTATAAAACAAAACAGTGGCAAGCTGGAATATCCTCACGCTCATGGCTTTGGCTTCCCTTCTTTATAGGTGAGCACCATCGCAACGGCAGCGGCTTCGTATATGGTCGCGCATCGAAACCCGCGTCGCTCGCACTCGTTAAAAATCTCTTGCAGCTTTGAGCCTGCGCCGGTCTTGTACTGAATGAATGAATCATACAGGTCGTCGCGCTTATATGCCTGCACGATAGCGCCGTTATCCCGTGCGGTCTTAGCAAATTCGCGGGTGACATTGACGGCCAGCTTTTCTTTTGGGTCTGGTGCGAGATATAAAAACACCGACGGCTTGATGTTAATGAGATTGTCCAGCAAGTCCACAATGCCATGGGGCTGCGCGGGGTGTCCGCTGGGTTCCACTGTGCCCTTCATGAGCATAGTGCCAGCCACGCAAAAAGCATTTTGGTCTTCTCGTGACACCATGGCAAAGAAACCACCTTTAACGGCGGCGCGTTGTCGTTCATTCAGCATTGTCGTCCTCCTGTTTTTCTATTTGCAAGACCTGTTGTATTTGCACGGGCGTGGCTCCCTGACTGTCAAGGCCACGAATAACGATATGCGCCTGCGGGAAAATGCCATAACGCTTTTTGACATACAGGTCGGTGATCTGGCAGTCGTCCAAGTAAACCACCCCATTCATAGCGTCCAATATTGCTTTTGCGTAGTTATCGGCATCCGGCACACATGTCGGCACCAGCTTGCCATTGGTAGCGGCTTCGCGCTTGGCTTTCGTCCAGCTCTTTGGAATCTCTTTGTAAATATAAACCTTTACATATAGCGGGCAAGCAAGGGGGGAATTGCCAAGTTCTTCCATGACTCTCTTGGCATACGACCGCACCAGTGATTCATACTTTACCGTTCTGGCGGGTGTATAAAACTGGGCGAACTTTCCCCCCATCACTCTGGCCTTTGGTCGGCCTTTAGCGACGGGTTCACCTGGTATGGTGATCCCTATTTCAATCATGCGGCGCTCGCATCAGCATCATCGTCCTCGACCGTGCGACCGCTGCGATTGTTTTCAAGGTCGAAAAGGTCAGGGATGCCAGCAGCTTTGCGGGCTTTGAGCAATGTTTGCTCGCGGTCAATACGCACAATGTCATCACCGCGCTTGTCTTTAACCAGCTGCTCGAGCAACCAACCTTCGATACCTTCCTTTTTAGCGCGTGCTTTGATTTTCTTACGCGCATCGTTCAGGTCTTCTTTTGCTTTCTGGTTTTTCAGCACTTCACTGAGAAAATCGACAAGCACCTTTTTGGCATTATCACCGAGGCGGTCAAAGAAGTCCTCGCTTGTCGCCTTTATGCTGGCTGCACGGATTTCTTCTTTCGTTTCATTCGGTAACGCTTTTGGTGCTCGATTAAACGGCGATCCTTTGGGGGGCATAGTCATCACTCCTTTGGTTTGGACAAATTAAAGAAAATATTGTGGTCAATTAATTTACCGTTGACCTTCACACCTGCTTTGCGAGCCTTGTCCACAATCCCGCCCAGCAGCATGTAATTTGGAAAACCGCGCACCCGCCAATTCCTTAGCTGATGATGTGGTATATCAAGTATTTCAGCGGCTTTATACACCTTGCCACCACATGCGTTTATCAGTGCATTCACAGCTTGGTCGTGCGGGTATTTTAAGTTTTTTGTCATAGGTTCATTCTCCTTATTGAAATCCCTTGATAAATCATATAGAGGCAGCACGCAATAAATATTTTCTCTTTTTGATAAAAATAATACTTGCTATTTTTTTCGGTGAGATTTATTATCGGCCTCGTTATCAACCAACGAAAGGAAACATACCATGTACAATACGGCTCGAATAAACGAAGACGCAATAAGCGAAGGCGAATATAACGAAGCGGCGGAAACCGTGAGGGCTTTAGAGGCATTCCGCGACCACATCAAGACGGCTATTGTGTTGACCGGCGCAACCACCCGCCTTAAAAAAGATGTCATCAATGGTCTATCTGACGATTGGCTTGCCAGCTTTGAATATGCCAGCGAAGAAATAATCGCTAAAAGCCAGCGCATCATAAACGAATATGATGATGGTGAAGGCTATTCGGATGACGAGCACAGCACCATGCACAAAGGTGCGGGCGGTTCACTGTGAGATTCGAGCCGCTTGACCTTATCCCCCATGCCATTGACGCAGGCTATACCGTAGAGGAATTGCAAGAGGCATGGCAAACCCACGCAGCAAAACTGAAAGAAGAAGTTGAGGCGCAAAAAGCCCGTATGCTTCCGAAGTTTCGCCGCTTAGAACTTAACGACCTAAAGAAAGGCTGATTTATGTTATATCCATCAAAAAAGATGATTTGCGAAGCGATGAAAGAAGCCCGCGCAAATGCCAATAAAGAGCGCTGGGCGCGTCAACACCCATACCAGCAGGCAGCTATCGAGTGGGCAACCGCCCTTTTGATTATGACACCGGCTATCATATTTATGATCTGGTGTTTCCTGCAAGGCATCGACCACACCATGCAGTTGCGCCAGCTATGAACATCGAGCGCAAAAAACTTATTAGCCTGCGAAGACTTTTAAAAAGCGATTTAAAGCTTAGTGTTCGGGCAAAAGATTTCGATTTAGCTCATGTTTATTTACATGGCCTTGTAATTGTTGATGGTCTTTTGCACTCAACCAATAACAAGATTTTAACCTCTATCAATGTCACCTGTTTTGATGGTGAAGAAAGCAACGAAAATGTCACAGCATGATTCTACTACCGAATTAATGACAGTACCCACAAATGAACCAGTAAAACCTTTTGATGATATGATTAGGCAGGCCGTTGAAAGCGGCAACGCCGACGTACTTCATAGGCTTATCGACGCGCAAGAACGTGTTATGGATCGCCAGAGCCGCATGGAATATGACGCCGCTATGGTGAGAATGCAAACCGAACTTGCCAATGCAAAGATTCATAAAACTGGCTTGATTGAATTTGAGGGAAAAGGCAAAGCCGGAAAAGACTACAGTCAGCGCTCGCCATACGCCAAGCTGGAAGACATTGACAAAGTGTTGCGCCCCATCATGCACAAGCACGGGTTTGTCGTGACATACAACACCGAAGGCAACGCCCCTATAGTTGTGAAATGCAAAATCACACATTCCGGCGGGCACTCGGAAGTTTCCAGTATGGCATTGCCGCTTGATACATCCGGCAGCAAAAACAACCTGCAAGGCGCGGGCTCATCCATTAGTTACGGTCGGCGCTATACTCTTGCTGCAATGCTGAACCTTATCACGCCAAACGAAGACGACGACGGCAATGGTGGGCCTATCACCGACGAGCAAGCCGCGCAGATTAAGCAAGGTTTGAAAGACAGCGGCCTCGATACCAAGAAGTTTCTGGCAGCTGTGAAAGCTGAGAACGTCGAAGAAATCCGCCTGCGTGACTTTGCTCGGTGCATGAATAGCATAGATGCCCGCAAGTTCCGCAACATGGAAGAAGCGAAGAAGAAAGCGGGGGACAATGCCTAAATATCATTATTGCGAGCAATACAGTGACGAATACGACCGCCTGCATTTAGGGCTTCCGTCACCTTCCAATTTTAGCAAAATCATCACTCCAAAGGGCGACCCATCAAAGCAATGGGAAAACTACGCCTACCACCTACTTGCCGAGCGTCTTTTGCAACGCAAGGTGAATTCCTACACCTCACCGTTCATGGAAAACGGCATGGAGATGGAACCACAGGCCGCCGCTGAGTATGAATTGCTGACGGATAACGAAACCAAGAAAGTCGGCATTGTGCTTGACGATCTAGGCCGCTGGTGTTGCTCACCGGACAGGCTTGTGGGTGATGATGGGTTGCTGCAAATTAAATGCCCGCAGCCAAATACCCAATTAAAATATCTGGTCACTGGAAAAACCGACCGTGATTATTGGCCGCAGCTTCAAGGCGAGCTTTTTGTCACTGGTCGGCAGTGGGTGGATATATATGCTTGGAGCCCAGAGCTTCCGCCGTCGCTCATTCGCGTCGAGCGTGATGTTGAGTTTATCGCTGGGCTGGAAAAGCTATTAATCGACTTCAACATATTCATGGAAAAGGTCACGAACAAGATTAATTCCATGCGTAATTTAAACACTAGAAAGGAATATGAGAATGTCTAAACGTCGCTACAAATTCGCCCCAATGACTGACGAGCAAATGACTGAGCTGGCAAAGCTGTTCCCCCGCGCAGTTGAAACAGAAACCATCACCCGCCGCCGATTGAATTACAGCGTTGTTTCGCGCTTGATTGATTGCGGTGTCACCGTGCCAGGTGTTTCGATTGTGGAAGGCCCCGAGCAAACCGGATTGCCTACCGCCGATGTTAGTGGCCTCGAAGCTGCTGGCTTATCGACACCTCGCGTTATGCCGCGTGGGTTTGCTTAATTAATGGCGGCGCGGGGGCTCACCCTGCGCCGTTACCGTCAAAGAACGGGGGAAGGTTTAATATGAATAGTTTTCGCATATACGTGGATGCCTCACGGTGTTCTCTTACAAAAACCGGCGGGTATGCTTACCACATCACTGGCCAGAAACTTGACATTAGTTTTTCGAAGGCGTTTCATTCTACCTTGCCCGACCCGACCAGCGGCGAAATGATGGCCATACTGGAATCAATACGCGGCCTTAAAAAAGCAGCCAAGCTGGTGAGTGGTGATGTGGTGCATGTTTACACTGACAGCATCAACGCTATCGAGCGTATTCGCAGCAATTCTTCAAAGAACCATGTGAACCTAGTGCCGCATCTCATGGCCATAGCGGAAGTGATTAACGAAGAAATCCCGACCGGCGTTAAATTCAAATTGCACAAAGTCAAAGCACATGTGGATGACGAGCAAGCGGATCGTCACGAGATTATTCACAACCGCGTCGATAAGTGCGCTCGCGGTGCCATGCGTTCAAAACGAGGGTTATACAAATGTTAATAAATATGATTCTAAATTTTAATGAAGGCGGTGAAGTTCCAAACGCTCCAGTTGTTTACATAAGCGATACTATTTTCTATCTGGCATTTGAAAAAGATGGTGTTTGGTATCGCATAGTGAAGCGCATAGGCGAAAAGTGGGAAACAGAAGTCCAAAGGGTAGAGCCATGAGTGATTACGCTGAGAATGAGCGAATTTTCACCCAACATGATGGGTATTTTTCACTTATTGAGCCTAGTCTTTGGGTTGGTGGAAAAGCAAAAGGATGGACGAAAACACATATAATTTACACAGGCAACGCAATGAGAGAAACATCAGGTATTCAAATTATCAGATTTTTTAAATCAATAGACGATACCGCATGGTCGCTTACTAACAATCCCTATGCTGGGATCTACCTTACCAAAGATGAATGGGAAAAAGTCTTTAAAGTGATGCGTAGTGTTCCAGTAAAAAACAAGGAGCAAGCACAATGACAAC